CAATATCTGTTCCTGGAAGAGTAGCTCCTGCTTTACCTGGGTCTTTAGGAGCATTTGCAGCTGCTAGTGCTGCAGCTACTCTAGCTTCTTCAGTCTTAGCGGCCTGAATATCACTTAGAGCTTTAGTTAAATCGAATCTTTGAGAATCGAGATTATAAGAAGATAGTCCTGTTAAATCGGGATTTATTCCAGCTAACTGTCCTAAACTTGCTAATCTTGCTAATTGAGAAGCATCAGCGGCTTGTTTAGATTGAGGAGTGTTTACTAAATAACCAGATAAGTCTGCTATAGTATTAGGATTTGATAAACTATCTCTAGCAGCTATAAGTTCTGCATATTGAGCAGGAGTCATACCTACAGTACTTAATTTAGAAAGATTAATACTAGTAGGGTCCAGCAGTGCTCCTCCGGCTAGAATCTCTTGAGCGGCTTTTAAGTCAGCTGCTCTTATAGCTTGGGCCGACTTAGCTTGGGATTTAAGAGCTTGTTCAGCCTTTAATCTCTCATCTGCTAATAGTTTGTTAACTTGAGAAACAGTATCTGCTGTTTTTAATTGACTCTCTTTAGCAGTAACAGTTGAGGCTTGACGAGCTGCCTCTAGTCTAGCTGTTAAAGGGTCTACTGATTTAGCAGATTCAGCTAATATTTCTTGCTGAGGTTTTCCAGTAAGTAATAGATTATTTAAACTAGTAACACCTTGAGAAGCTTGACGATTCTTTTGTATGTCACGTAGTAATTGTTTTCTTCCTTCATCTGATGTAGAACTAGTAGCATAGTCTTCGGCCTTTTTAACTTCAGCTACGGCAGGGTTAAAACTAGACACTTGGTCTAGGGCAGTAGGACCTTTATATTCGGCTTGCCTTAGGCTTTTAATTTGATTAGACTCTGCTTCAGATAAAGCAGTAGGAGAAGTACGTACTTTATTAAATAAATCTGAAGAAGTTTCAGCTGTGGCAGATTTAGCTGCAGTATTAAATTCATCCTGAGCTGATTTTATACTAGTATCGGCCTTATCAGCCTGGGTAGTAATAACCTGACCTACATTTTGGGCTAATTGCTGAGACTGAGGTTTATTAGCTTCTAAGTATTTAGATATATTAGTAAAACCAGAGCTAGATGGCCTATCCGGCCCACCAGCTGGAGCAGATACTTTAGAAGGGTCTAATTGAGAACCTGTAGATATAGTACCACCTTGACCGGAAAGAATAGGCATACCATTTCCATCGAATTGTTGCGGATTCTCTTCTTCGTTATTTTGTGAGGGTAGGTATGGCATTTTATCTCTTTCTTTAGTAACGAACTATTCTAACTTGTTAATTTACACTAGAAGAACCTTAAGCTTATATTTAGTAGAAGGAGCTAACCCTGTAATATAATTAATAAATACAGTGCCCTCTAGTTCTATCCAGTCCATATAGACAGGATTAGTTATAACAGTATAAGCTCCACCGACTGTATTAATCTTTAGTAATATCAAACCATTAGCTCTACCACCTGATAAGTTAGTAAATCTAAGAGGAGTAAATCCGTCTGTTAAAGGACTAGCCGTTCCGTAATTGGCACTAGTCGTAAAATCAAAGTCTTTCATCTGACTCTGTATATTGTCCTGAAAAGATAGGCGTTTACTTAAAGCAGCGTATACTGACTCCATAAAAGAGTTAAGAGGGTCTATAAGACGGTCAGCCCATGGAGGAGCTTCTTTAATGTCTTCTCTTAGTATCTTCTTTTGGTTTGGTAATTGTGCGATAAAATCCTACCTTTTACTTAAAACGCTCAGTCATGGCATTAAATATTAAACTAAGGCCTGTTAAACTAAACCTAGTGAATGCCTGAGAAGAGGTTACTCCTAAATTTAACCAATGAGCACGTTGCTTTTCTAGAGGTACAAAAGTCCTTAGAGCCTGTTGTCCTCCTACTCCTCCTCCCCAAGCTATACCTCCATAAGGAAATGAACCCCAAGGACCTATTGTTTTAGGTATTATATCTACTGATACAGGGTTTGTCGTAAAGTTAGTTGAAAAGTCAACAGAAGCAGAGGAGAAGGCCGCATCTCTAAATAGAAGTGTAATCTCTCTAAATTGCTTAAGTATTCCTGGATTATCTGAAGTAATAGGTAACCACTGAATACGAGTATCAATAGGAGTAAAAACTAGAGCATCACCTACTGTAAATGGCAATTCTGCACTTACTGTAAGAGTTTTAGTAGGAATATCAATCTCTTCTATAATTACTCTTTTATTACCTTGACCTAAAGTCCGGCCTACTACTACATTATCTAGACTAGCTAAGGTTATCTCTAAATCATCTACAGCTGTAATAGTTACAGGATACTCCTCATCTGCATAATCTTCTAGAGTATAGGCTTTTCTTTCTTTATACACATAATGATTAGTAGGATGACCTGAATAGAGTTTATTATCTCGTTTACTAACTAGACCATAAGTTCTAGATAAAGGCCAGCGAGTCCAACTATTAGTAAAGCTATTATAAACAAAGGCTTGGGTAGCATAAGTATCAGCTGTATTTGTCACTGTAAATAGAATATACTGACGACTAGACTCGTAACTTATACCAAATGAAGCAGTACTAAAATTAGTATACTGAGAAGAGGATAACTCAAGTAAAGTACTCTCAATTGGTCTAGATAAAACTGCTACTCCCGAATCACTAACCCCTACTACACCTTGGTCACTAAACATAAATACTTGGTTATTAAATGCTACTGCAGTTTCTGGAGCCTTAATTGTTGAGGTATTATCAAGTAAAGACACTCTAAAACTAGCCAGATTCTCTCCTGTTATTCGAAATATACCGTCCTCTTTAAAGATAAAGGCCGAATCCCTTAAAGCAATAATTCTATAAATAGGAGCGTCAGCAGAGCCTGCTTCTAGGTAACTGAATAGAGGAACAGCTTCTGGTTGTTTATTCTTAGAAATATAGATTCTATTTATCTTTACTTCATTATCAGAGGAGACAGTTAATTGGGTCGGGGTAAAGTATCCAGAAGTACCTGCTGTAGTAACTTCTACAGGAACAGTAAATGTATTCCCGGTAAGAACAGTAACCTCATATACTCCAAGTAATGCCGGAGTAGAATTAGTTTGATAAATAGTTACAGAATCTCCAGTAGTTAACCCATGAGAGGCAGAAGTAATAACAGTAGGGTCGGCTTGGGAAATAGCCGTAATAGCTTGTCTTTCTGGTAGAGTAGGACTAAAACTATCTCCGTAAGTAGAAGATAAGTAGTAAGTATCTCCCCCTATCTGCCTTTCCTCTATAAGAATTTGGCCAGGCAAGTCCTCATAACCCGATAAATAATAAGCATATAGGAGAGTATTGGAGGTAGATTGATTAAGTACTTCTATAAAGTTTAAACTAGTTTCTGCAATATTCTCTGCAGGAGTACCACTAAGGTCTACTAGAAATTGATTTAAAGAAACGTTTGAAGTAGAACCTCCAAAGTAATCTACATTTCCTACAGATAATCTATCCTGAAATTCCATAGTTATACCGGCTGAAGTGGCCGTACTATTCTTAGTTAGCGTAACTTGAGTAGCAGAATCAACTGATAGTATATAAGTATCTGTTGGGACTCCTACAGCTATAACCCTCATCCCCACTCTAAGTCCTGTAGTAGAAGTAATTGAGGTAACTACTGGAGAAGCGTTAGTAATATCTACTGCACTATCCGTAGCATACCCAAAAGAACCAGACCCTACTGCTATTAGATTAATATTAATTCTATTTTTAGACTTAGTATTAGCATATAAGGTAAATTCTTTAAATACAGTAATATCTTTAGCAAAAGGAGGAGGTTCATTTGCGTTAGCAATACCTTCTTGGGAAGGGCTAGTATAAAGAGTAGCTCCCTTCAAATCATCTGGAGTTTCATCTGTAACTGTTACTATCTTAGCTATAATTTGGGCCGAAGTAGGGTTATCTTCTATAACTAACTGCATTTCGTCGTTAGGTACAATATCATCCCCACCACTAGCTCCAGACCTGTAAATCTGATAAAACCAGTTAGTAGTTACTCCTGCTGGAATAGCAAAAGATAAATCAACTACCCTATTACCGCCAGAAGAGTTAATTATAATAAACCGGTTCGAAGGAGCGCCTAGGATTAAATTGTTATTTCTGTCTTTATATCCCCAAACAACCCTGTAAGCTACTTGATTATCTGTAGGAAACCATCCCGCTGCTCCCGCTAATATACCAAAACCGTCTAGACCTTTATAAGCTCCTGCAACTACAGGACTAGCTGCAATATTATCTAGTTTATATATTCCCTTAGAAGTGGTAAAATAAAAGTTAGAATTAGCTTCAGAACTTGCTATCTTAACTCCAGTATCAGGCTCACTAAAAGTACCTGAGTATTCTACCCAAGTTCCCTCATTATCTGAGTCGTATGCTAGTTTATCATTATAGTGGGTAAGTAATCTATTTCTATAGTTAAATAGCTTATTGATTTGGCCGTCACCTACAGACAGTACGTCTCCATAAAATGACTGTCCACGTCTACTTTCAATTACCGAGTCTTTATCAATAACTACATTATTAGCTACAGCTAAAGCTCCTACAGGAACCTCAGAGAAGTTGTTCGGGTCGGTGTAGATTCCTTTTAGCTTTAAATCTAATCTTTGTGACATATTTTGCAGCTCCTATCTAATACGATTATTTGTTAGTAGGAACGTCTATTAATTGCCCTAGACCAGTCTGCTATTCCATTACCTGAGTTAGTTACCTTTTTAGGAGCACCGTCTACTCTAGGATTAATAAGAGATAGAAAGTCTTCTTTATTTTGTTTTAATTTAGCCTCTGCAGCCTGCATTCCTTCTCTATCTCCCATAGCTTCTAGACACTTAACTACAGTAGCTTGGGCCAGAGTCAGATGAGCTTCTATTGGTATTTGAGGAATAGTACTTTCCCCTTCTAAACACACCCAGTCACCTACAGATAATCCTTCTACAGAACTTAAAGTTATAGTAGGAGAAGATATAGCAGAGATAGATAGGGCAGTTTTCATAATACTAAAAGGCTGAATTGGTTGGATAATATCTACAGTGTCTGCAGTAGTCCAATCGTTAGGTACAAAACTAAGAGTAACTTCATTAGTTCCTGTATTTATTCCAGTAATATAACCTGCTTCAGAAGTAGATACTAATTTAGAAGGTCGTTTTAAGTAGTAAAGTCTAACAGTACCTTGATTGACTGTATTAGGATAAAGAATAATATAATTACCTTGGATATAGAATCCAGATGGTTTAGCAAAATCTATATAACCAGCCGATATATCCTCTAAACTTAGTCTAGGTAAAGAGATTAGTACAGGATTAGAGCTAGAGTTAGTAACGAAACAAACGTCTCTCAGTTTGCCTCCAATAGCGTTATAAGGGATATTTATCTTAACTTGCCCATCTACCATATAGTCGCCAACATTATAATCGGTGTAAGAGACAAAATACTCTTCTCTAGTCTTAATTATAAGTGGAAGTATATTAGAACCTAGCTCATCGTTAGCTAAGTCAATAAAATCAGTATCAGTAAATAACTGCTGAGCTGTAGGAATAGAGCCTCTACGTTTAATTGCAGCTACTAGACTTGTGGTTGTATAATCAATAATTGCCATATATTCCTTTTATTTCTATTTAAAGGTCCGGCCCGAACTATAGTCTTAGCAGCTTTTCTTAGCTTTAAGCTCTTTAAGTTTCTGCATTAGTCTAGAGTCTCCGTAATCCTCGTCTTCTTCTTCTTCCTTTTCTACCATCATGGAGGATTCAGGTAGTTCTTTTTCAGAATCTTCAGAGTCTTCTTTTTCTAGACTAAGTTCTGGCTCTACAGATTCTTTCTTAATTTCAACTACTTCCATCATAGGTTCTAATTTTGATTTAGGCTTAAGTTTAGAAGAGATAGCCGAGTCCATATCTTCCATTAACATTTCTAGTAGTTTTTCTTTTAGTTCTTTATCTTCGATTCTCATCATAGTAAGTTCCTTTATTAATTAGGTTAAATATTTGAGCCTTTAGCACATACTGAGGTTGTGGCGACGTAAGACCCTGAAGACCTAGCATAGGCGAGTCTGTAATAAAGATAAGCCACTGAAGCAGCTGATAAATTGGCCGTAAATACTCCGTTACCTGTCACAGTTACAGCCGTAGATAATCCTGTAAAGTTAGTTCCATCGTTAGAGCCTTGGATTATTAGAGTAGTACCTACTGGAGATGAAGCAGAGCTAGCTACTACTACATAACTTACATGCTCAGCAGAAGGACAATAAATAGCTGCTGTGTTCTTAGCAGTATTGATAGTATTTGCTTCATAAGTTTCTAAACATAAAACAGCCATTGGGTTCATTTTATATATCCTTAAAAATAGCCTGTGTAGAGGCGGTGTAAGACCCTGATACTATAGCATAAACTAATCTATAATACATATAAGAACATTGAGCATGAGTTAAAGCCACTGTGTAAGTTACGTCTGCAGATACAGCTACAGTACTTGTTATTGTTGCAAAATTAGTCCCATCTATAGAACCTTGGATAGCTATAGTGGCAGTATTTGGAGATGAGGCAGCACTTACTGTCACTGTATAACTAACATGTTCTGCTTCAGGAGAATAAATAGCTGCCGTATTAGTAGCAGAGCTAATACTTACTGAGTCATATAATTTGTTTACTACTATAGCCATTTATCTTTAATCCTTATTAAGTAAAATCTGTAGTTACTTCAGAGTTATTAACTTCTTCTAAGGTAGCAAATCCGTTGGACAAACTTGCTCCATTTAATAAACCTGTAGTCAGAGTTAAAGTTGAAACTGAAGCCACAAAGAGTTGGTCAAATGAACTTACAACCACACCAGCTTGGTTAGCGGTAGTTGCGTTAAAGTATACTAATTCCTGTCCACTTCCAGCTACGTTTGCGTCATTACAGGTAACAAATCCTTGAGAGTTAGCAGTCGTAGTTGTAACCAATTCAGCATGAACTGATAGTCTATAAGTCCTACCAGACAATACGTTGTTAAAACTTACTGTTCCTGCATTTGATGCAGATAAATTCTTTCTTTGGTATTTATTCTTTTTAACTAATCCATTAGAGTTATTTGTTGCTTCTCCGAATCCTACAGCTTGACCTGATGAGGTTTTACGCACTCGCCAATATTCATCACTAGGCCACGCAGTTCCAGCTCCTCCAAAGGTTGTTCCTCCCCACCGATACCTAGAAAACGTTACGGTCACATCAGTGTCGTTTCCACTCACGCCAGTAAGTGTAACTCCGTACTCGACTGAGTTTTGGTTGCTATACGGGTTAAGTGTAGCAGCTGGAACCCATTCGCCAGTCGCTCTTTGTATTTCTAGTGTAAGGTAGTCAGTAACTTGAATTGGAGTTGAAAATCTAATTACTTTAGCCCGTGATGCTGTTAGTGCTCCTCCCATGATAGCGCCAGCTGGTCCATAAACAGTGGTTGCTACGGTGGTCGCAGCGTCCCATGTTCCATTGCTTGAAGCAAATTCAACCCCGTTACTTGCTAGGTTAACCGTTCCTGAGCCCGCCCACTCTGCTATTGGAGCCGAGAAGAAAAATGCAGCTCTTGTTGAGTTAGTTGCAAACACGTTTCCAGCTGCTGGAAGCAACATGTTAGTAGCGGTTGACTGCATGTTGTGCCGAGCAACGTTTACAAATGTGTCTCCAGCTGTAGCAAGTACGTTGTGATTATTGTCCGACTGTACACCATCAGAGTCAAATTTACCCACTACTATTGCGCCTGACGGGCCTGTGATAGTAAGGCCGGTTGGCAGTCCTATTTGAGCCTCTGAAGACGTAACGGTTCCTGCAGTAAATTGGCCTTGAACCTCTATTGAAGAGCCTACTCGCCTATATCTAACGTCAACTGAAGCCACAGTGCCAAAACCAGCAGTTACAGGAGTGTATGATAACCATGGGCCTACAATAGCGCCTTGAAGTACTGCCTCATTACCAATCGAGATATTAGTAGCGTAAAGTGTATTCGCATTAGTACGAGTAGTTTGAGTAATAGAAATTGTATAAGTAGCTCCTGCGTCCGCATCGAAAGAAGCTGCGAATTGTCCAGTAAATCCACCTGGTAAAGTAGTTACACTTGAGGAGTCAGTAGATAGAGCTACTCTAGTTCCACCTGAGTTATATACAGATACTACCCACACTCCGTCAGAAGTAGCAGGTACTGTAAGGTACATAGATAACTGAAGCTTAGTATTCCTGAGAGCCGAAGGGTTAGCTAGAGAAGCTGCATATACACCAGAAGTAGAACTTTCTGAAGAAGCTGTTGTAGTTGAGATGGCGAAACAAGAGTCTATAACTCCAGCTAAAGGAGAATTAGAAGTATCTCTTGAGACGGTATAATTAGTAGCAGCTGTCCATCCTGTAGTATTTGAGATAGCCGATGGGTTATCTACTATATTTAAACTACCACTTCCACTACCTCCAGAACCTACTTGTACCTCGGCTCCAGTATCATCCATTTTATAGAAGTTACCGTCAGCTTTAGGGTAAAGAAGAACTTTATTTGAAGTAGGGGCAGATGGAGTACTAATCTCGGTAAATTGAAACTCTCTGTCACCTGATACGAGTTGGTTTCCAAACTGAGGAGCTATTTTAGACCCTGCGATAGCTGCTGAAGAAGAAACGTCAGCGTTAACTATAGAGTTAGAAAGGTTTAGTTTTGAATAAGCGATAGCTGCTGCGGAGTTAATATCTGCGTTAACTATTGAATCTGCCAGGTTTAATTTAGAATAAACTATACCTGCTGCTGTATTAATCATACTGTTAGTAATAGAATCTGCAACAATATCGGCCGAAAGAGTATCTGCAGCTAAGGTTAAATCAATAGTAGAAGTATCTGTAACTGCTAGTGTATTTTGTACAGCTGTTCCGTTAAAAGTAAGTTGGTCTGAAGAGTTAACTCCTAGGCTTAGGTTGGCCGAGTTAGCTTCATTCCTGAAATTGATAAGGTCCGTTCTAGCCAGTCTTAGCTGACCTGAATCTGCTATATTAGCTGTTCTGGATTTATAATATGCTGATTTTAAACCATAAGTAGCGCCAAAATCAACTTCTGCAGTAAGAGTAAATGTACCCCCTGCTTTCTGAAGTAGACCATTTGTTATAGCTGTTGCCCAATCTGTAACTGGCTGACCCCAGTCAATATCAGTAGGTTCAGGAAAAGAGTAATTTGAGCCGTTGACTGTAAGTAAAATAGACAAAAGAGGGTTACTCCTTTAATAGTAATTCTTATAGAGGTACTTGTTAATCATAAAATAGTACCTAGTAATTAGAAGCAGGGCTAGGACCTAACCTAACCCCGCAACTTAATTAATCTTTATCAATAGTAATAGTAGTACCGTCAGCTCCACCACTAAAGGCAGCTACGGCTACGTTTGCTAGGTTAACGTCTACTATTTGGAGAGCGTTACCTACGAGTCCTGGAACTAGAGAAGTTACTGTCACAACACCTTCGCTTGACGTGGCCGAAACTTTACCGACCAAAGAAGACATAGCATTAATAGCTGCTGCAATACTAGCCGCTTGCGTGGCTGGAGTTGCACTTATATTAAACTGTCCGTCAGCGGCAACCGCTCCTGATGTTTTAGCTGTAATTGTTTGATTACAGAGAGTCATTGTTTCGTTATTTGCTGCTGTTCCTGTCGAAGTTATAGTAGCTGTAGCTTTAACGGCATCAGTTACTATAGACAAGTTAGCAGACTTAGTTCCGGCAATAACTGCATCAAGGTAGTTTCTTAGCTGAACTAGGCTTGGTAGAGCCGCGTCATTAGCTAGGCTACAATAAGATAGGAATTGTGCTGTAGTTTCTGGTACTTCTAGGACTATTCTTTGAAGAGAAGCCATATTAGTTATCCTTTCTAGAAGTTAAACGAGGTAGAAAAGGGAGCCTATACAAGTATATAGGCCCACCTTCCTACTGCTTAATTAAGCGTTAGTAATACCATCAACATATACAGCGCGAGCCGGGGTCTCCAAGAACAAACTTTGGTCTGAGTACAAACGTAGCTCAAATCCTGCATTTGAAGGGAGGTGTAGGAAAATTTCCCCATCTCGTCCTGGTGTTTGGAAACTAATCTCTTGAGCACCGATTCTCTTAAGACGTTTAGGAGGGAAGATAAATGCTTCTCCACCTTTAACGATATTGTGGCTGACAATCTCAATCTCACCGTTTTGAGCGTAGAAAGAAAGACTTTCAAATCCGTTATCGCCTTTTTTACGGTCATAAGAACCATCGAACTTACGAAGAGCTGCAAGGTCTGAAGCAAGGTTAGCCCAAGTATCTGGGTTTACAGCAACAACTACCTTCTCGTTAAGTCCTCTTTGTACTGCTTTACCAACTGCGCTAAGGACTTTACCCATAGTCAATTGACCAGTAACAGTTACAGAGTTACCTTTCCAGAGGTTATAACTTGCGGCTGAGACGTTAAAGAGAACGCCAGTATTTGTGATAATCTTACGTAATCCGGCCATTTCGTTATTCGCGAAACTTGTGCCAGTTCCAGATACTGCACCTTTAAAGTAAACTCGGATAGCTTTAGATGCAGAAATATCGTTAATGTCTTCAATAGCGCCTGCTGAACCACTTACAGAAATAGTTCTAGTGTCAACGTCTACTGCAGTAACGATAAGGTTTGTATCAGAGTCAGAGTTAGTGTTAAGGTTAGTACCTGCAGAGATAGTATCAGAACTATCAGAGTAGAATACCAATTTAGCACCTTCAGCTCCGGCCCAAATACCAGAAGCCCAAGAAGCAGCAGTTACTACGAAAGTAGCAGTAGTTGCTCCGCCTGAAGTTTCGTCAAATCCGCCTACTGCAATTTCAGCAATACCGCGTTGACCGTGGAGAAGTGAACACTCAAGACGTTTAGTCAGAGACTCCATCATGTTCTCAACCAGCAATTCAGTTCCTTTTACGAAAGCTTTTTTGCTGTTAGAAGAACGAGCTGCTGAGTCATAGCTCATAGCAGAACGGAGCAACATCTGAGCGCCTTGGACTTGTGCATCTTGCATAGTCATTGCAACTGAATCTTCAAGAGCAAAAGCTCCTGCATCTGCAGCGGCATAGGTTACGCCTTGTTCATTACTAACTACGACAGGTTGCCTTTGTTACTAGGAGCGGGTATTTAAACCAACTCTCTACCTCTTCTTTTGTTATAAGGTAGTTCAGACTATCGCACCCTCTTTACTCAGAGGTTCTCTCATTTAGTCGTTCACGCTGCTTTTCGCTTGCGCCCTGTTGCCCGCTTCCGGGGTTCCAAGTCAATTAGAGAGAATTTATAGACAAGAATTTAAATTTATATCCTTTTGTATGGGGACGTTTACCGTTAGCTACTTCACTAATTTTGCAGTAAGAGAGATTTAAGTCTTTTGCTGCTGCTCTGGCTGATTGGTAAACTTTACCATTATTTAGACAGATAATACTTTTACTAACTTTAGCTGCTATCTTATCGTTATGTGATTTAGAGTTTGTGTGACCTAATCTTGCAGTTCTATTCTTATCTGCATGATTAGTATCTACTTTTTGACCTTTACGTTCTTTACTCCATTTAGCTTTCTGAGCTTCTGAGTGGTAGTTAGAACTTCCATTGATACTGCCTGGAGATTTGTTTAATCCTTTAGCTATCGTATCATATTGGTCAATTAACATCTTCTCTAAAGTTACAGCTTCGGCCAGACTTAGCTCTTCTAGTACTAACTCTATTCTATGTTGGGAGTGTGTGCATTTTTTAGAACCTACGTGCTGTAGGAATCTTTTATGCAAGGTCTGTCTCGTTAAACCAACATATACAGTTTGATTAGTGTGTCTATCTGTAATGATATAGATTTTGTAATTCTTCATGGCTATTGTTCCTTATAATGGATTCTAGCGCCTAGTAGGATTTACACCTACGTACCACCAACATTAATGGTACTTATTTCCCAATTCCTTGTCTCTTTGAATGAACGGAATCATCTTAACTAGTTTTGCAGCTTCTGGAACGAGGTTCATTACCTCATCTCCGTAGCTTTCTTTAAACAAGCCTGAAAGCTGCGTAGGGGTTACATACTGAGCCATTTTTAATTGTCCTTTTTAAGGGTTTTAGAGTAAGACACTATGCCTTTTCTCTTAGTTGACCGGGCTTCAGTTATACTCCTTATCTCTATCTTGTAGCCGTAGCGCAAGACTTAAATAGTGAATCTATCTTATTCCCTAATCTCTTGACTGTCAAGTACTGAGCCGTAGCGGTACTGGATAGAAAAAGACTATCCTTACTTGTTAAAACAGGATTATACCAGATTTAAAGTACCGATAAGAAGTGCTAACTTATTATAATTAATAGAAAAAGGCCCAGCTATAAGCCAGGCCCTCTACTTTTAAGTTAGTCTATTATATTACTCTAGACCTTTTTTAATCCTATCCAGTTTAGCTTTCCAGTCTTCCTTAGATATTTTAGTAGACTTAACCTCTCTGTCGGCTTTTACTGGCTGGACAGAAGGAGTTACTAGCTCATTTTTATTAGATTTTACTCGATTCAGGTCATATTTACGTATCTTCCCAGCCATATCATCACCTAGAAGTTTAATCAGGTTCTCTGCATCTAGATTACTAAATAACTGTTTCTGTTCATTAATATAGTCTTCTTTAACTAGACTTACCACATCAGCAGCTGTAACTTCAATCCCTCTCTTAACTCCTTGATGGAGATAGTACGCCATTCTCTTAACAGTACTTTCTGTTTTAGGAAGACCAGATTCTGATAGGGCCGAGACTATTTGACTAGAGTAATCTTGAGTATACTTTTCTACTTTAGCTGAGTGGAGGGCTTCTTTTTCAGCCTTTTCGTATTTCTCCCTATCTGCATCTCTTTGAGCTTTCTCTCTTTTTAATTGGGATAGTTCTCTATCTCTAGGGTCCATCATCTCTTCTTCTAGTATTTGTAGAAGATACTCCTCAGATAGTCCTCTAGGGTCATGGCCTAGTTCTCTAATAACATCAAATAGTTGGTTCTTATCAGATAGTTTAGTTAGTACTTCTTCTGCTTGTTTTCTCATCATAGCAGCTTCTCGCATCTTAGCATCAGAGGCTTTACGTATCTGGTAACCAGACTGTAGCTCCTCTAAAGTCACATGCTCTTCTTTACCATTAACTACTATTTTATACAACTGAGGACTAGACTCTGATTTAGATTCTGTACTTTCTGTAGATTCTGTAGAAGGGCTAGAATTTACTGGAGAAGATTCTGAAGAGCTAGTTGACTCTGACGAAGAAGAAACTGGAGCTGATACTGATTCTGACATAAGATAAACTTCCTTTATAAGTAGGGTCCCTAAATTAGGGATACGATTCTAATTATTACTTGTTTAATATAAACCTGGCCGAAACTATCTCTAGATTATAAGGATTTAGTTATAACCGAATACTCAGAAGGAGTTACTGAATAATTAAGATAAGCAGCTGTTTTAACTACCTTACTTAACTTAGTTAGGCCGAGTAATACAGTTACTCCACAACTCTTAGCCTCTTCTTCTAGTCGCTCTACTAAAGCTTTAATTACTTTAGCTCTTTCACTGCTGCCTATTTCAGGATTAAGTATTAAGTTCTCGATAAACCCTAAGTCTGAGTTAGTTAGGTATAGAAAAAGATAACCCTTACCTGGCACACAAAAACCCGTATTAGATAAAAGAGAAGGTTCTATCTCTAGGTCTGTATAACCTTTATAGTATTTTTTAATTGTAGATAAGTCTGTCTTCTCATCGTAAGGTCTTATAATATAACTAATATATCTCTCCTTTTAGTTAAGGTAAAAACTATTACCTTAGTCAACCTTTACTATAAACTATAAACTATACATGTTCCCCTGTAAGAGGATTACGAGGTTGATTTGGCATTCTAACTTCAGCAGCCTTACCTGTTACAGGATTGACAGTATCTAGAAGCTCGGCAGAAGACGGGGCTGACTGAGGTAAACTCTCAGGTAGTGCTGGAGCTGGAGCAGTAGATTGCAGAGGTTCTTGACCTAACATAATCAATAGTTGAGTATTCTCAGGATTAGAGAGTATACTAATATGTTCTCTTAAGTGGTCAGTAACTATCTTAATTAATTCTGGATTACGTCTAGCTTCAGGGCTAGCAAGTATAGCTTTATGTTCTTGGATATGAGTTTTATGGTCATCAGTCACCATAACAGGAACTACCTTACCTTCTGTCATCTCTTCGTTTTCAGCTTTAATATTAAGTAGTTCGGCCTGAGTACCTTCAATAACCGGCTCTAGTCTCCCTGTAGATAGGACTTGAATATATTCGTCTGGAGTCTTAACTAATCCATTAGCAAGTAGATTCTCGGCCAATTGGACCTTACCTGAAGTTGACCTAGATAGAGGGTTACCCATGTCCACTGTCACTCTATTGATTAAGTTTAAGTCATCTCCAGTAAACTGCTTCATAAGACTACGATTAGACTTACCTGCAATAACAGCTACTCTAGGTACAGATGCAAAATCTCTAAGGATATTAATTGTGGCCGTACCTACATCCTCTAATAAATGAGCGTAGGATTGTTGGAGGTTCATAGAGAATTGAATAGCTTGGGACTGAACTAGTGCCAGGGCCGAACCTGATTTGAGACTAGCTTCTGGATTACCACGAGCTACAGAGTTAACTCCTGATAGAGTTTCTTGGAGTCGTTCTAACTGAGATATAAAGTTAAAAATCTCTGGAGGAGTCTGAGTTAGGTTTAGTGATTCTGGCTTACCTAATTTAGTATCATACTCTATAAGATTAAGTCCGCCTGAGATAGAAGTTACTGATAAATCATGACCTTTTGGTATCGCTATATTCTGAACACCAAATGTAGACTGGTTAGTCAATACCGTAGAATAAAGACTGTCAACAGCTTCTTGAACAGCTATAAGGTCAAATCCTACAGTATAGCCAAAGATAGAATCAATCTGTTCTTCTGGAGCAAGTCTGTATACTGGCAAGTTCCTGTAAGGCAAGGGTCCGTCAAGTAGAATAATATCAGAGTCTAAGATAGTAGTTACTCTTCCTTGGGGTAAGGCAGGACAAGGTCTATGATAGAGACTATAAACTAATACGTCGTCAGAGTCTTCATATATCCCGGCCTTAATTCTATTATAATCCTTAAAGTCGCTTATAGAAGCTACTCTTTCTATTTTATCTGATAAATCAGGGTACTTAGCCATTAGAGAGTAACGATTCTCTCCTGAAGTTAAGATATACCAGTCATGTTTGTCCGAGTTATTCTTGGTAAAATCCCTAGCTACATCTAAAGGAGTAAAGTTTGTATAACTTAGGTCCCCTTGAGTAATCTCTGCTCCTGTTTCTGGATTAATACCATATATCTCTCCGGCCGAAGTATCCCACTCACACCTTATAAAACCTTCTCCAAATAGGAGTCCTTGTTCTACTGCGTTCTTAATATAACGCTCTACCTTCTTCTCTCTAAGGTAATACTCAAGTAGTCCTGAGGCTAGGATAGTTTGGGCCTGAGACTTATAGTCTGTATTAGTAGCTCGAGGTTCAAAAGTAGGACGTTGTTGGGTAGTCATTGTTTTAAGATGGAGGAGTAAGTTACGATAATGGTTAACATTTATAGTAGTAAACTCACCTTGCTCCCCTGAACGATTAGTTTTAGCTCCTTTAATAACTGACTTATAATAATAATTATAGGCACGTCTATAAAGCTCTAATCTACCTGAAGTAAGGAGGAAGTTCTGATAATCCTCTACCTTCTTCATAATACTATCGCCTATCTGGTCTTGAGAGTCAGCGGCCCAGTATTTATTATCTTTTGTCATATATAATTTAGTCCTTTATTAATAGAGAAGCCTATATTTCAGTACTTGTTAATAGGGTCTAACTAATTGTTTTTATTGAATAAGCTCCTAATAGCCTGTGCGGTATTAGAATTAGAGCCTTCTTTTTTATAGTTATCAGGTATATAGTAGGTATAATTATCCTTTTGGAATAGAGTAGGGACAGGATTAGTCGACTTATCTAAGTTCCTAACCAAGTAAACTAAGGCAGCTAAATGGTCAAAGTGCTTATAGACACTACTACGAGCAAATTGAGTAAAGTTCTTATCCCAAACACCATACTTTAGACAACCTAACAACATCTCACACTTAGGGTCTATTTTAATTCGGCCAGCTCCTACCATAATCCTAACCTCGTTAACCATAGCGTTAAGACTCTCTTTAGTAGTGGCATTAAAGTGAAGACCATGAAGGTGGCCTAAATCTTGCAACAACATAAGGTTATTATTATCTGAAATACGTCTATAAGGTTCTTTACCTTTAAATAATTCCTTTTCCTTAAGTAATATCTTATCCTTAAGCGTATCTGTAGTCATCGAGTGGCCGTTAATAGTCAACTCATCCTCTATATATAGACAGGCTTCTTTAAAGTTATAGTGGCCGAATAATACAGCTGTAAAATCTCTAACCCCTAAGTCCATTGAGGTATATCTGTGATAGTAGTCTGATTCTGGAGTAGGAGGAGGTATTGGTTGAATAAACTCAGGACTAAACTCAGGGATTAATTGAGAGGCAGTATCAACTACGAACTTAGCTAAGTACTCTCTTTGGAAGGTAGAAGAATTAACACCTCCTGCTTCTTTAGCATATGTATCTATAGTTTCTAGAGTTAAGGTCTTATTATCATAAATAGTATAGCACTTATAGAACCCTTCAGCTTCACACTCCATAGCTATCTGGTAAAAGTCATGGGCCGGGGTTTTAGGGGGGGTAGAGGCAAGTAAGGTCTTTCCTCCAGTAGTCAAGGTCTGAGGGATAAGTACGGACTTAACCACATATTCTAACTCATCAGCAAAACCTGCTTCATCCACTATATTTAAATTACTTGCAGTACCTCTGAGACTCTCATAATTCCCATTATCTGTACCAGCACAGTGTATAGAACTACCGTTAGGAAATTCCCAAACATTCTCTTGGGACTTATAAGTAGGCTTAAAGTCAGCAGGGCAATCAGTAAGTAACATTTTAAAGATAGGAGTAGTTATTTTCTTTAAAGCCTTACCTGTAGGAGCTGCGAATCTTATCTGTGAGTTAGGGTATTTAAAAGCATACTCTAAGGCCACTAGACAAAGAACGGTACTCTTACCCCAACGTCGGCTACAATTCAATACATACTTAAGGCATTTCTTATTATTAATAGCTGCCCACAAGTCTTGATAGAGTAAGGTCTGATAAGGGTAAAGTTTATAAGCTAAGTAGCCTCTAGAATATGCAATCTCTATAGCCTTTTGACGGTCTAGTGAAGGAGTAGAAATAGCTACCTGGGCCGGACTATTAACAGTAGGCTTAGGTTTAACGGACTTAGACTTAGAAGGTTTAATTTTACCTAGACCAGAATTAATCTTATCTGTAAATTCTTTATTCTTATTAGGTACTTTAGCTGACATAATTTATTCTCTACTTTTTAAGAGGAGTAGCGGGCGGTAGAGTCGCACTACCGTCTTCTGGTTATGAGCCAGGTATTCTACTCTTAAACTAACCCGCCTTATCTCTAATTTTGTAAAGGCTCTGTTGGGCTTCCTAATAGTCTCATAAGCTCCTCATCACTAACTGACTCAGGTTTAATTTCTTCAGGAGTCATATTACGAATCAGTCCTTCCATACTTGATATAGGCATAGCTAAGATAGACTGTCTTACTTTCATCAGAGTTTCTAGGGACTTAATATCGTAAGAGTCTAAAGACCCTGAAGCTTGTTTGTCAAGTAGGCGGTTAATCTCTACGTCAATTAGGTCTAAAGATTTAGCTTCTGTGCTTTTCTTATTATTCACCTAGTCGTACCTTCTTAAAGTTATTAGCGAGTGTTAGAGTAGAAAGTTTCTCTTTACTCTCAGCAGCGGTATTCTGCGCTTCTTTAACCTCGGCCCTAATCTCTCTTAAAACAGAGCGAATCTCTTCCAGCTCCTTAGAGGACTCAGTCTCGCTTTTCTCTTTAGGTTTAAACTCATCCTTATAAATAAGAACAGTCGCTATACCTATAAGGGCCAAACCTACTACAAACTGAAGATAATAGGAAGCGGCTATTAGTCCTACAGAGACTAAAAGGACAGGGTAATATTTATCTAATACTGATTTAATAGATAACTCCTTATTACTAAACTAATTAATCTAGAAAGGCCTTAACGAACTTCACTTTAGCCTCTTCGATAGCAATAGGCTTTAGATGAGGATGGCTAGCCTCTACATGAATGACTCTGTTATTCTTTATAGTCAAAGTAAACGAAGAGTAAGTATCTACAGCAGTTCCTAACTTAACTACCCCGATGGCTTTATATTCTTGGTCTGGGGAAGAAAACTCTCCTCCAACAGGTCCACTAACTACAGTCTCTGGGTTAGCTTCTTCGTCCTTAACTACCTCTACTTCTACTAACTTAACTGGCTTCTTTTTATCTTTAGAAATTGCCATAACTATATAATCTCCTTTAATTAAATTATTCAGCTGATTCTGGTTTAGGCATAAGAGACTCTTTCTCTAGACTAGCTTGGTCATATAGAGCCTTAATAAAAGCCTGACCATTCATAACCTTAACTGCGTCTAGACCTTGGAACTGACCATTATTAAGCAGCTCGAAGATATTACGTAACTGACTGATAGATTTATTTAGGTCTTCTCTTTTCTTATCAGATTCGGATAAGATAGCTGTCATATTATTCCCTCTTTATTAAATAAGTTAAATCTCTACTCCTATTCCTACTTGTTAACTCGGCCGTAACCTATTAAAACCTAGAAGGGGGGGGTTAACTGTAAGCAGATTAGAAGTAAACAGATTAGATTAGATTAGATTTAAAAGGTGGGGGGGTTAAAAGAGGCAGAGGGTCTTCTTAAAGTCTGAGCTGGAGAGGAGAGAGAACCAGCGTTGGGACAAATATAAGAATACCATGCCTCCGAAGATAACTTGTTAAAGTCAATTAGAGATAGGCTAACTATTTGGCCAGCTGGTCAGATTAGTCCATTTAGAGTAAGGAGATATGTCCTGGTCCAAATCCGGCCACTAAGAAGGGAGAGAAGGGCTGCCTAATAAAATCAAGGAGTTAGGTAGGAAAGCTAAGCTGAGGAAGAGTTTACCTATAGTAAAACTACAGTAAGATATTTTTTACTGATTCCAAAATAAGCTGCTGTTTCTATTCTATTATATATATATCTTTTAAGTAAAGAATATAGTATATATAGTAAAACAGATAAAAGAGTAAGAAAAATAAATAAGAATCTATATAGAGTGAGAAGTGTGTTATCCTACTAGTCTACTAGGCCCTAAACAGCTTAACTACTTGATTATAAACTGCTATCAGAGAATCAGTACACTTTTTATACTAGTCTATACTTAGAAGAGGATTGGTCCGGCCCTCACCTCTTATTAATTTGTTAAAAAGCGATTAACGGCTAAATCGATTATAACCTATCTAGAATCGTTTATAGGAAGGATTATTTATTTTAGGCTACTCTGATATTCCTCCTATCTCTAAACCTATTCAGAGGCTCTATTTATTAACCTAACCCTAACCCCTACCTATCCTGACCTTACCCTCCAGATATTTAGCTCTCTATCCCTACCCTCCTGTGCCTTATAGTTTCGGCCGAGCGAGGCTTTATCCCTACCTACCTATAAAAATCTAATCCCAACTGACAACTTCACTTCGGTAATCTAACAAGTTTGAAAAGAGGAGAACTTATATATATGAAAAAAACTAAACTAACTAATTTAAAATTTAGACTAACTTATATCTATCGGCTACTCTATCAAGGTTTGACCTACCCGTCTCCTGAGACTTTAAAGCTTAGTCTAGTTACAGAAAAGTCTGAAGCTGACTTAAGAGATTTAGCCGTAGGACGTTGGGTTAATTATAAAATGGTTGTTAATCCTGCTTTTATATTAGGACTGAATCCTGATGCAGAATATATTCTAAGTAGGCTCTGTCTAGACCAGCTAACTAAGTCCTATTCTAAGGTGGGGGAGGCAGTACAGATTGGCGGGACTATTCTTTTAAACCGAACTAATCTTATGATAGAAGTGTGTCAGGACTGTATTACTTCAGGAAAGACCCTAGAACAAAAGTTTAAAGAAATGGGCCTAGATAATTAACTAAAACAGTTAGTTCTAAAATAATCTAAAATAATTCAAATTATCTATTGACAATAAGCTGTATATGTGTTATACTTATTATATAAGACTTAGGAATAAACCTAAGGTTTAAAGTAGAGGAGTATAGTATATGGCCAGACAGTCAATAAAGACGCAAATAGAGGTAGAATGGAGAGAATTTAGCTATCAAAATAGGATAGATAAAGGAATTATCCCAAATACGTCTAAAGTTATAACAGGTAAGTTTAAGGATTACTTAAAAGGCTCTGTACCTGTGACAGAGGCAAGCCTAGGCCGAGTGCTATCCAGGCTATATCACAGAGCACAAGACAGAAAAACATCTGAAAGAGTCTATTTCCTAAATCGTACACTTTAATCCACGTTTAAAAGAGAGAGAATATTTATGAGCGAACAGATAACAGTCCTTCTACAAGACCCACGACTATATATCCGAACATGGTTAGCACTTAATGGTTATAAAATAAAAGCTAACGGAGCCTTAAGTAAGGTAGACGAAGTAATTGCACCTATTAGAACGGATGTGTTTAATACAGCATGGTTAGATTATATTAGTCAAACTAGAGCATTCTTTGCTGAACAGAAGAAACTAGCTACTAATTACCGTACTAACTTATTGATATTTAAAGAGAAAGACTTAGAGAAAGCCTTCGAAGAGTTAGTCCAGGGTGAGATTAAGAATATTAGAAAGGCTTCTATTAAGGCATTAACCGGCACTCTAGACCCAAGCCTAACTGGTATATCTAATTTTATTAAGTCTGTTTTAGGTCGAGATTCTGATGTGGATACTAAAGTACTAGCTCACTGGATGTGGCAAGTTAAACGTAAGCTAGAAGGAAAATCTGTATTCTACCATATTATGCCTATTTTCTTTGGCCCTCAAGGTAGTGGTAAATCTGTAGCTATTCGTAAATTATTAGAGCCTTTAAATGACTTTAAGTTAACTCTAACTATGCAGCAGATGGCAGATGAGAGATACTTCTTTGCTATGGCCGAAGCGTTCGTGTCCTTTTTTGATGAAATGCAGGGAGCTTCTAGAACAGATATAGATACTCTTAAAAACCAAATAACAACTGATACTAACTCAGCTAGACGACTTGGAACTAATTTTGTAAGTATTGTGCCTCAGAATTGTAGCTTCGTAGGTGCAACAAACCGTCCGGTCTCTGACCAGATTATTGATGGAAGTGGTATGAGAAGGTTCTGGGAGATAAAGACAGCCGATAAATGTGACTGGGAAGCTATAAATAATATTAATTACTTAGAACTATGGCAGTCTATTGATTCTAGTTTAGAAAAGGGTTATATTTCAGAAGTTCTAGATAAAGTGATAGAAGCTCAGTCTGAACTATTATATAAGGATGAGGTTACGGTCTTTTTAGAAGAATCTGAAATTACTCCTGCTACTGATATAGAGTCAGGTGTTGAAGTATCTACTAAATTAGTTTATAATAAATATAAAGAGTTTTGCGAAGTTAATGGAGTAATTCGTCCTCTTAATAGTGTTTGGCTAGGTCGTAAGCTGAAAAACAAAGGCTTTACAAAGATAGTTAAAAAGGGTGAAGGAAATTTTTATCTATTAAAGGAAGACTTGATTACCAGGAACTACAGCCCTGCCTTTAAGTTAATCTCTAATCAAGGAGTTTTAAAATAGTTATGACCGAAGTAATGGAAACTACAGAAGAAAAAAGTAAACGTCTTAGAAAAGAATATATGAAGCAGTATTACCAAGATAACTCTGATAAAATGAAGGAACAGATGAAGGCCTGGAGAGAGACTAACTCTGAGAAGCTAAAAGAGCAGAAGAGGAACAATAACCTTAAGAAAAACTTTGGAATAGACCTAGATATATACAATCAAATACATGGCTCTCAAGAAGGTTGCTGTAAAATCTGCCGTACTCCTCAATCCAAACTGAAAAGAGCCTTAGCAATTGACCACTGTCATCAGACCAATGAAATACGCGGCCTTCTTTGCTCTAATTACAACACGGCTATAGGCCTTCTTAAGGACTCAGAGTCTCTGTTAAAGGCAGCGATTAAGTATCTCAAAAATAAAAAGAGAAATAAAATATGACCACTCTTTCTCAATTTCTAAATACCTTATTTAATACAGAAGAGGCTATTTGTTTGGCTAAAGATGCTAAAGGAACTAAAGTCTACTCTCTTAAGGATAAGTCTTATTTTGACCAGTTTAATTATTATTCTATTAATCCACTTTATTTAGATAGAGACAAATGTGCTACTCAAATCTATCATGATAAAAAGAAGGGTCGAAGAGCTGATATTAACTGCTCTACTTTTAGGAACATATTAATAGAGATTGATTCTATCCCAGTAGACTCTCAGCTAGATTTTATTGATAAAACCGGCTTGCCTTTTACTGCAGCTACTTATTCAGGTTCTAAATCTATCCATTTTATTATTAGTTTAGAAAACGAACTGGATTCTGAAGAAGATTACAGAAGAATTGTGGCTAGACTTTATAAAGCATTTGAGCTGAAGTATCCTGGAGTTATTGACCCTGCTAATAAAAATCCCAGTAGATTAAGTAGATTACCTTTTAATTTAAGAGAAGACACAGGCCGCCTTCAAGAACTTCTAGTACTAAAAAACAGAGTAGTAAATATGGACCTTTATGAATGGTTATTTCAGGCTTTAGGTCATCAGCTCTATCAGTCTTTTAGTCCTAAAAATAAAAACAACACGGAAACAGAAGAGGACCATACTTTAGACCGTTCTAACTCTATTAACCCGGGTAGTCGGGTCTTAGATGGTTGGACTCTTAATTTCCTAATGACAGGAGCCACTGAAGGGTCTAGAAATGCTCAGTTATTTAGGGCTGCCTGTAATTTTAATAAAGCTGGGTTTTTATTAATAGAAGCACTAGATAAGTTAACATGTGTAACTACATTGCCTTTAAATGAAGCTCAGCGTACTATAGAATCAGCCTACAGTCGTCCACGTATCTAATAGGAGATTTATTTATATATGACCACAAAAGAAGAAAAGAAACTGACTAGTTTAGAGAAAAGAAGAATAAGAAATAGAAGATATTACCATAATAATATAGAACGACAAATTGAACGTAAATTAAAAAGTAACTACGGAATTACCTTAGAGCTTTATAATCAAATATTAGAATCTCAAGAAGGTAAGTGTCGGATATGTAAGACAGATTCTTCCTTATTAGTAAAAAGACTTGCTGTGGACCACTGTCATCAGTCCAATCTAATACGTGGCTTACTTTGTCAAAATTGCAACACAGCCGTGGGATTACTGAAAGATTCTACGGATATTCTAAATTCTGCTATTAAATACCTAGAAGAAACCAAATACTAACAGCTAGTTATAAAATAAATAAAAATAACTGTCAAAAGACTTGACACTGCGAATTAAATTGTATATAATGTATACAGTAGTCCCTATCAATTATAGAGACAAAATTAAAATAAAAGACTAAATGACGGGAGGGGTCATCTGGTCTAAAAGAAGAGAGAAAGCCCTTATATGATAAAGTTAAGAAAACCTACCACTAATCCTGATATTACAATTAAATTAACAAAAGCAGAGCTTCTAGAGCTAACTAAATTAGCTAAGGAAAGGTATAATCAAAATAGGGCGGCTAATAACCCTACAATTACTATGCGTAAAATAGAGGAAGATAAGACTGATTCAGATAAGTATCGCCACGAGGTTATAGGCCTTTGTGGAGAACTGGCTGTGCTTAAATATCTAGGATTCTCCAAGGCCGACCATACCTTCACTTATTCTCAGACCGAGTTTAATAAGATTAAGAGAACTATTAACGATGTGGGCCGAGTTGAAGTTAGGTCTACTCATTACTTTAACGGCTCTCTTATTATTAAAAAGCCAGACCTAAAGTATAATCCTGACGTACCTTTTATATTATGTGTGGTTAATCTAGAAACAGGGACAGTATTTATTAAAGGATGGGCTTTTCCTATAGACGCTGCTTATCCTGAGTATATACGTCATAGTTATACTACAGAGTATTTTTATCCAGCCAAAAAACTTAACCCTATTAATGACTTACCTAAAGACTATTTTAAGAAGTAATTATAGTAGGATTATCTACTATATAAATAAAAGAGAGAGAGTAAATATGAGAGAACAAACTGAATTAGAAAGAGAAAAGATTAGAAAAGGAGTGGTAACCACTAACAGCAGTCCTAATGTAAAGGCAGAAGAGGCGCAAGTAATTAGTTACACAAGTAGATTTAGACAGAATAGTATCTCTATTATACTTGACCGAATCTATCAGTTAATTGTAAAAACGGCTTACCAAGGCGGGTATTCTATTGTTTATCCAGTAACTAACTTAACCTACTTGCTTGAAATATCTAGTATATTAAGAAGAGATGGGTATAAAGTAGAAACAGATAATCTATCTCTAATTATCAAGTGGGACCCTATTTCAGCTTACAGTATTAGTGCTTAATAATAATAATAATAATTAAAGGACAAAGAATATGACAATCGTAAAGAAAACCGCAAGTAAGGCTAAAAAGACTAGGAAGAACCTAGGATTAGAGAAGAATACCTTTAAAAAGAACAAAAGGTGGCAATTAGACCAGGACTATATAGGTAAACTAAATAGCGATGAGAAGGCTTTCCTAGCTCGTTTTAATGATGAGTATTATGGCGGAGCTGTTAAGAAGAATGACCCGGATGCTCTTCACAATACAGATAAGCTAAGAAAAGACTGTTATACTAGAAATAATATAAATAACAGAGATACTTACTCTATTTTAGACAGTGGGAAAGCAATTTATAAGCCCGACCAAGAGAAGGCTGTAGAAATGAAGGTGATGGAGCAGTCTAATCTGAATACTAATGAGTTAGAAGAGGCTTTAGTTGAGTATTTGGATTATATCGAGACGGCTGTAATTAAGGATAAACTGGATAATTTAATCTAGACTAATAAGGTAGGAGGGTAAAGTTGCCCTCTTATCTTTCTTTTTACCTATTTATAAAGGAGATTTAATATGAATAATAATACAATAACAGGTACTATAATTATAAAAAGAACTGCTTCAGTTACCGATAAGGTATTAATAGATAAAATTAATAATATTATTAATAAGTTAGAGCAAGGTTCTAAAAGTAAGTCAGCTATAGAGAATACTTTATTAAAAAAGATAAAAGAAGTAGTTGACAATATGAAAGATATGATGTATACTAAATTAAGAGCTAGGAATTAACCTAGACTAAAGGAGAACAGAATGATATTATCTATTATAATTGTTTGGGCAGTATTGGGCACTTACTTTGCTATCAGAGCAGCTAGAAAGGTAACGGAGGCTCATCAACAGAAAATAAAAGACTTACCATCCTGTGACTTAGAAGAATTACTTAAACAATTAAAAGAAATTAAAAAGAAAGGTCCTAGTGTATGATTAGTTACAGAACAGATACTTACGTTGAAGTAGAGATGTGGATAGGTAAAAAGTATAAGAACCTAAAAGGAGAGGTATTTACTTTAGGTAATTTTGGCTATGACTCAGTTCTAGGGCGCTGGATATTAGAAGCCGAGCCTGTAAATCCTAAACTTCGAGATAGGTCTTATCTTATTCAGGATAATAAAATGATAGCTGCTTTTACAGATAGGATTAAATTTCTAGACAATCATGGTTGGGAGGAAGTAGGAGGAGAAGCTGCTAGATATACTTGTCCTCATGAATGGGATACTATCTTTGGTTTTACGGATATTTATATTGACTGTAGACTATGTGGAATTAAGAAAGAAGAGGAGTAATTATATGAGGATTATATCTAAAATAATAGCAGGAATTATTCTAACCTTAGGATTAATAGGTTGTGGCCGGGATTCAGAGAAGGAGGTAATATATGTTGAGAAGAAAGATAGGCCTGTAGTAGAAGCTGAATTTATTTATGAGTATTATCCTAGCCTTCAACATAGATATAGAGTGGAATTAACTGAGTTTAATATAGGAGACTCTGTACCTTTTATTGAGAAGGGTCAATTATGTGATGGAGAAATTAAAGTTCTAACAGGTAAGAAGGTAGAAGTAGTTCCTAGGACAGAATCACTAGCTTCTCAGCTAGAGTGTAGCGGTATGTATGGGTTATATAATTATGTAATAACAAGTTATGCTATATTTATGACTAGTGATAAAGTAAATAACTAATTTAAAAGGAGAACTAAGGTATGTGGTTTAAAAAGAAAAATAAAGAAAGAAATGAAACTAAACCTGTGACTTATGTAAAGAAAATAACTGCCTTATATGAGGACGGGACTTTAACTGAGTTTGAAGATACTCGTTCAATGCACTATAGGCCAGATGAGTTAGTTTGGGATTATGTAGGACGTTCTTTCTCTGTAAAAGATAAAGAGACAGGATTTTATTCTATAAAGAAAGTAGTAAGTGTTAAAATAGATTAATTAATAAACTGCACAATTTCTGTGTAGATTAAAAGGAGAGATAAGATGAGTAAAGAACAAGACCTAGCTAAGAAGATGAAGACTGAGTTTAAGAAGATGAGTAAGAATGAGGTAGTCGCTCTATTGATGCAAACTATGGTCGCTTTGGCCGAAGCTGTATCAGCCCTAGAGAAAGAGGTAGAAGCTAAAAAGGTAGGCCCAGACCCGGTTAATTAGTCATATAAGAGTAATAGATTACAGAGGGAGGCTATATGCTTCCCTTTTCTTATTTAAGTATCTAATAATATTAAGAATAAGTAGGGGCTTGACAGTAGTTTATATAGTTGATATAATAGAACATATAGGATAACAGCTTAGAAGTTTAACAGATTAGCTCTCTAGAGCAGAACAGAAAAACCGATAACCTAATAAGATAACTTAATAGTTTCAGTTATCATTTTTTCCCTTTTTTTAACAGATATATCTGAATACTTCTTAGCTTAATAAGAATAGTAGGCCGAGTAGAGTAAGACTACCTGTTCTCTTAAATTGATTAATTACCTAAAAGTAAGCTCTTGATAGTTATCACGATAGATAGAACTAGAGAGAGTATACCTAATACTTTCAGCCCTCCAGACACTTGTGACACATGTTTTGTAATAGGAACTATCTCAGCCTTTAGAATCTCTAGCTGCTTTTCTTGAAGTTCAGTTCTAAGCATATGTTTTTCTAGGCTGGAGGTATTTACCAGTAAGGTAACTGAGATTTGGTCCAACTTATCTTCTAATCTATCTAGCTTACTTTCTAAGCCTTCGTGTGTTAATTTAGTAGTCATAATTAAGTATATTACCTTTAAGTATTATTTAATAGTATCCTCTTCTTCGTTATCTTCTATTAGTTTCCTATATTCAGGATTATTACTAGATAGTATAAAGTTAGCTACAGCTAATGCGTGTGGTCCACGGTTAGCGGCTCCCTGTATAACGTCTTTAAATCTTCCTAATTTATCTGGAGTATTCTGAATAATATTAGCTAGTTTAGTGGCAGCCCAGCTCTTGCTAGTCTGTACTCTACCTGCACTTGCTCTGGCAGCATGAGGTATACCTGCTAGAAGACCTACAGGTCCTGTACTTGTAATACCTAAAGTAGCTAATATAGTAGATAAAGTTATTTCGTCCTTAACTCCTGGTGCTATATCAGGTAACCTATCTGCTAGATTTTTTATTTTATCCTTTTCTATGCCCATCTTCTGTAGATTTTTAAGTAACTCTGGTTTGAGTTTTGAAGAATGTTGTCCTAATTTAGGGAGAATACCTGCTGTTTCTAAAAGTTCTCCTACTATTTGTGGTCTATCTGTTTCTCCGACAGCCTTGCCTGCGTATTCTTGACTTTTAGTTACTAACTTATTTGCAGTAGTTTCAGCTAATTCGGAACCACTTGATGCAGCTTTACTTATACCTTTACCTAATGCAGCTCCTATTCCACCAGCAGCTCCTCCAATAGCAGCTCCTGTTAATGTATCTAGAGCCTGGTCGGCCAGGTTATCTTTACTAGAGCTTCCTAGGCCCGCTATTCCGCCCAGGGCCGCAGTTTTACCTACAGCTGAGGCTAAGGTAGCTCCCTTAGCTACATTTAGTCCAGGGATAAAGCTAGACGCTATAGAGCCGGTTATATTCCCTACCATACTTGATTTAGGGTTAGCTTCTGAAGCTTCTGAGTATTCGGCCCGGCTCTCATCTCTATTTGATTTATATACCTCAGGAAGGTCTGCTAGAGTTTTATCAGTTAGGGCTATATCCTTTAGGGCAGATAGTCCTCCTGTAATCTCATCAGCAAAACCTAGAGTAGCTCCTTGGGCAAGTCCCCTTAAAGCAGATTCAGTCATAGATACCGAAGGAGTTTCTAAAGTCTCCCAGTCATCTACTTCTACTGCCTTAGTAGGTAGGTCTTCCCAGTCATCTTTTAACTCTAGATTACTGTTGTTTTCCATCTAATACCTCTTCAGTGCCATCGGAGTATTTAACTAGGGTTTTATTACGTGAAGGGGAATATTGCCGACTTACTTCGGTTTTAGTTTTAGGGGTTACTTTATCAGAAGTAGCTCCACCTCGTTCTTTATAAGTCTCTACAACTTCAGGCCTAAATCCTGCTTCTCTATTCTTAAGTTCCTTAGCTACCATAAGTTTATAATCTTTAAGTGCTTGAACTAAGTCCGATTCCGAGTTAAACTTACCTGAACCAAATTCAATCTTAAGTCTCTCTAATTCTGGGGTAGTTACAGCAGCTCCTGACCTATCTTTTAATTCAGTGTTAAAGACCTTAGCTACGGCAGATTCTAACTCCCTAGCACCCTCCCAAAAAGCCACTCGGCCATATGCTGGGATACTAACTCCAGGAAGGTCTACTTCTTTACCTTTTACTTTAAGAATACCATCTTTTATCTCTGCTTCGTCTAGATTAAATCCTAACTTAGCATTAACATTATCTAAAGCATTACTTAGTTCTTGAGCGTTACCTAGCTTATCTGACAGCTTCTGTACGTCTTTCTCTAATACTTGAGCTGACTTTTCCATCTTAGCCGCTTCTTTAGCTGCTGTAGTAGCAGCTCTAGATTCGGCCCTATCTAATTTCTTCTGTTCAATTTCATACAATTTAGATAGATTAGGAAGTGATTTATTAATCTGAGCCGCTGTCATTTTAGAAAAGTCTTTAGTTGGCAGTAGCTTCTTAGCCAGTGTTTGGGCCAGGATAGTTTCTTCAGAATCTAGTCTATTGAGGTTAGACTCTTCTTTATCTTTTATATCCCTGTCTTTACCTTCTCTTAACTCACTAATACGAGCCTGTAGATTAGCTCTTGTAATATCAAAGTCTTGTAGAGGTTGGGCACGTTTAGCCTCTTGGATTCCTAGTACTTGACGGCCAGCTCCCATAGCATCTTTACCTTGAAGGCCAGCTCCAAATGCAGCAATTCCTGCCGCCCAGTCTGGACCAGCTGCTGCTTTATTCTTAGTTTCTACTAACTTAGCCCTAGCTTCCGGAGAGTATGATTGTCCTAGTTTAGATTCAGAAGAACCTAACTCTATTGCCTTTTTAGCTGTATTAAGTACTTCGTCGTCAGTAGCAGAAGGGCCTAAACTTGATTTAACAGACTGAAGGCCTTTATTAATCTCTTCGTCAGAATAATCAGGAAACTCTGCCTTAGCTCTTTGGAATAGGTCGGCCATTATTTCTTCTCCTCTTTTTTATCTTCTAGACTATTAACTCTCTTGTTTATTTCTGCTAGTGCAGCTAGTATAGGTCCACCTAGTTTATTGTAATCAACTCGTTTTACTCCATCCATATCTTCAGCTACAGCTTGGGAACCTAATTCAGACTTTTCTAAATCCTGAGCCATTACACCCACTTGTGGGCCCTCTCCATGAAGAGATGGTTTTTTATAAGAATATTTATATCCTGTAAGTTTATCTAGCATAGAAGATATATCGGCCTTTTCTATATCTTTCTTTACATTTACGTCAGAAGCATATGCAGTAGCTCCTGATTGGGCCGCTGTTCCTAATAGGTCAGTTCTAGCCTGAGCTTGTTGACCATACATTTGAGCTTGCTGACCTAAAGCACCCGATACGGCTCCTAACTTCTTCATTTCATTATCATACTGGATTTGAGCCAGGTTTTTATTAGCCTGTTGTTCGGCGTTTCTAAGCTCAGTATTCTTATCGGCTATCCTTTGACGTTCAGATAGATTAAGTTCTTGAGCTTTATTTCTAGCACTTACATTAGCCATTTGAGCCTGTTGACTAGCATCTTGATTAAAACGAGCTATAGCATCTTTAGCCTTAGCCACGTCAGACTGTTCTCCAAACTCTTGAGTACGGAGTTGTCCGCCTAATGTACCTGCTTGTTGTAGAGCCTGTAGAGCACGTTCTTGAGCCATAGCAGCTGTCTCTAGACCCATCTGGCTTCCTCTAGTAGCTGCAGATTGTTGAGCTTCTAGTTGAGCCATTAATTCTAAACCACTACCGCCTACTCCTCTTTGTTGAGCATTTTGAAGAATAGCTTCTCTAGCTCCTTTAGCCTGTGAGCCTACTTCTGTCTGGATACGAGCTAGATTAGCCTTATCCCTAGCAGTCAGTCCTTCTCCATCCACTATTTCTTGAAGGCCTTGGAGAGCGGCCATTTGAGCATCTTTTAATCTAGGGTCGGTACTAATACCTTCCATAGCAGAACGTTCTAATAGAACAGCTTGAGCTTCTTCAGGAGTAATCTCTCCCTCAAGTACTAAAGTATCCAGGTCTAACTTCATTTGATTAATATCAGGGAGTTGAACTTGTTTAGCAAGTCCTGTAATTTCTTTAATAGCTTTTTCTTGGGACTTTTCTTTGTCCCCTGTAATCATACTCATGCCTGCGTCTAAAACTGCGCCCATATATTTAATCCTTTTCTGTTAACCAAATAGTTTCTTAAAAACCTTCTCACCCTCTTTAGCCAGTCCTTCAAGAGGAGCTGTAGTTGGGTCTGAATCCTTTTTCTTACCAATATCTGTTCCTGGAAGAGTAGCTCCTGCTTTACCTGGGTCTTTAGGAGCATTTGCAGCTGCTAGTGCTGCAGCTACTCTAGCTTCTTCAGTCTTAGCGGCCTGAATATCACTTAGAGCTT